ATCCGTATTTTACTTCTCTTTGTGCCATTTTATTTTATTTTAAATATTAATATTAAAGTATAACGTTTCCAAATCCAGCACTAGCGCAATATGCGTTCATAGCGTTTTCAAATGCTAAAGCATTGGCACCTGATGTTGATGTATTAGCTACCATAATTTCAATAAGATTATCTACACCGTTAATAGAAGAAGATGTACTACCGTCTTTAGTAGCTACAATATTCCACACATCGTAATTAGTATCTGCAACCGCTGCTAATGCAGGTTGGTTAGGCATTTTTAATCTATCGTAGTATCCAAACTGAATACCTTGTAGATTTTCTTCTAATTCACGAAGTAAGTTACCATCGCCTACACCTGGATCAGGAGTTTGTGATACAGAAGCTGTATGAGTTTGTGATCCCCCATCGTAGCTTTCTACAATAAGTTGAATGTTTGCTGGAGCTTCTTCCCAAACGTTTCCGCTTTGAGCTACATCGCCTCTTAATGCTCCTGAAAATACAACTGTTGTACCCGCTGAAACATTAACCGTTGGCTTTAACCAATCCGGCTTTACTAATGCAGCATCTTCAAAAGCTGATTGGATTATTAGATCTGTAGCTGAATCCGCTATAGTAGGATCTGCTGATGTTCCAATAGTTGTTGAGAAACTAAAGAATTCTGGGTATGTCCCGCCTTTTCTTACAAACTTTAATACTAAAGTTCCTATCGCTGCTGATGTTCCTGCAATAGTATCAGTTACTGTACAAGCTAGTGGAGTCTGTTCAGATTGCCCTGACCAGTTAACTATGTTACGTCCGTCAATCCATGGAGAGAAACGGTTACCGCTTGCATGCCCTTGAGCGAAGCGAATTCTTGGTGCATTACCTATAGTATCTCCTAAAACTAGGGCTGTAGGTCCATTTGCACTTTCTTTTTGAATCATTACACCACCTGCTGCTACTGCACCTGTTGCTGCTGTAACTGTTGCTGCGGCTTCTGCGCCAATTATCAAATGTCTTGCCATTTTGATTTAATTTTAATTATTATTCATTTTTACCTAACTCATTTAAATGAGTCTTATAGCGGGGATCTGAAATCCCTTCTAAGATACCGCTTACTGTCATTGCAACGATCTCTTCATGAGTATGTTGCGGTAAGTCACAATTTATATTTAAACTGTAACTCACAGTTGCAGGTTTTCTTAAGTACTTTAATTTTACGCTGTATGGAAGAACAGATACTAAATCTGAAGAACTCATACTTACTTTTTTAATTAGAGTATATACAAATATAGAATTATTATCGAACATACCTAAAATTCTATCATCTGACGGCTTATTAAAAGGATCTTTAAGTAATCCTAAAACATCATCATGTTGAACATATGTAATTGCCTTAGATATACCAGGAAATTCTTCTCCTAGCTGTCCTACAGCTGAATACAAACTAGAATCTACCGACCAGTTATCACCAACTAGCCATCTTTTCAGTCCGGCCGTTTCTGTTGAATCAACGGACCCATCATTTTGAAGTATAAGTTTAGACGTGATATTAAAGTCAGTTAGACCTGTACTTTCCATAGCTGAGTTAGCATAAAAATAACTCCACTCTGGCTCGTCGAAATAATACCCTACAGTCTCAGAAATTATTGTGTCTCCCGTATCCAAATCAACTATAGTTCTTATAGAGTCATAGCTATAATTTAGAGTGTCCTGTATTGTAAGGTACGATGTAAAATCTACTGCATTCTGTGACCCAGTTGTGTTTGCAATAATGGCACCCGTATTTAAATCAACAGAATTACCTTCAGTAAGTAGTGTGTCTGCAATTAAGCCTGCAGCCTCTGCAGTGAGTATATTTCCCCAAACATCTAAATCTAACTCTACTGTAAATTTCTCAGGAACTACCACCCCATCATATTCTTCGTAGTACACTGATACACCCTCAGCAACTGTATTTAAAATACTAGTTATTATATATTGTTGGTATTCTAAATTTGGGTCTAGTACAATATTAAGTACTTTTCCATTAACAGTCACTGTCTCAGTAAACTCCGCTGTAGGGGCACCTAAAGATCCGGATATAATAAATTCATTTGGGGTATTACCATATCCATTGGTATCACTTGCAGTGTTTCCTATATTATCCAGAAATCCGGTATTATCATAATCCACACTCCAGACACTCTTACTGAATGTAGCTCCATTTCCAATTTCAAAGATAGAAGAAATATTTCCTGGATCTACATCTGTAACGTCAGTGGCAACACTAGCGCCACCTAAAATATCTACATCAGCTCTCCACCCAACAAGTACGCCATTACGACCGTACAATTTCAAATCTTCAAGCATAAATGTAAATGTAGCTCTTTCGCTTGTACGTGTAGATAGTTCAAATCTAACATCATTCTCACAGCTAGCGTTCTGCAGTACATTGCAGTAACTATTTATATGGTATAAGTAATTAGCAGGAATAGTAAACTTATCTACGTATAGAAAGTCTACTTTACCAAAAGTTTTCCTGTTACTTAAAATTCTACGTTCTTGGAAGTATACATACTCCTCCGAAGAAGATACGAGACTACGTAAGTCATCAATGCGCTTCTGAGATTCCTCAAATCCTTTACGGTAAATATTATTTTTACCATATTTAAGATTAACAAAGCGCATTATAGACTTATTTAATTCCATGTCTATTTCCTGCGAAAGTAAACTGTCAGCCTGGAGTGAATTAATCTTATCCACTCCCTGCTGGACAGCAATATGCATATTATTAATATTCATAAAATCATACTAATATTAAAGTGCCAATTCTTTGAGCTTTGCTCTAAGAACTGTCAACGTTCCTGAATTCTTTTTATCTTTTAAGAAAACAACTGCATCTTCTACTGTATCACCTATTATCTCATCAATGAATATAATTTGGTTTCCAATTTTACGGAGCACACTTGCTGTAACTAATTCTTCAATTTCTGCTTTTATTTCTAAATTTTTATCTTTTGCAATCTTTAAAAATTGCTTAGTATTAGAATCTTTAATTTCATATAGAGCATTTTCAACTTGCTCAGCAGTTAATCTATCTGGATTTGTATTTGACATAAGTCTTAATACTCTTTTCATATTCTTAGGGTCACCTGAGAGTTTAATAAACTCTTTATCAGCATCCTTCTTAAATTGAATCTGCGTATTTTTAACTTTATCTTCTCTACTTAAGTCTTGAATGTAAAATCTTTTTCCAAAGTCTTTTGACATCTCTTCTTCTGTGAGAGCTACATGAGGATGCTTAATTGCAAACTTGTATTTAAGATAATCCATAATACTAATTGGAGATCCATCTTCATTTAAACCAATCTCTAATTCTACCCCTGTAAATCCTACAGGTATTGTCATTTCTGCCCAGAATTCTTTAGAATGTTTTGGCCAATCATTATGTGACGGGCTAACATCTAAAATACCTTCCATTAATTTTTTTTCTTCTAAAGGATCTAGTCCTTTCAAAGGTTGTCTATTTACATAAACACTACTGAGTCTTGTTACAGCCTCAGCTTGCACTGCTTTAGGTAAGTGATTATTAATCTCCTTACGCCTAATAAATACTTTTTTACTCATAACTTCTCAGTTCTTTTAATTTTTATTTGTTAATAGGGGGAAAGAATAGCTCTCCTATATTTAAAGTTAAAGATGTGGGGGACTAGCCCCCACAACCTAACCAAAAACCAATATATGTAAACCGCAACGAATTGCCTTTATGAAGCCACACACGTGATGTCGATAGAAGTATCAAAACGCTTAAGCGCGATACCAGCTGTCTTCAACATGTGTACAGATGCACCATCCACGTCAGACGCTCTAGAAGAACTAGAATCAAATCCACGAGGAACTACAGAACCTGCTACGCACCATCTCATCATTTCACGACCTTTCTTAGAGATCATTTGTAGGTTACTTTGACCATCATAGTTAGATTGATCAACGAATACCATACGGTAAGATTCAAGTGAGTACCCTGTTACTGGGTGTTTTGCACGAGCTTGTGCTACAGCACCGTGATCAAACATAGGTAATTTAACTACGTTGATTACGTGACCATCCATATGCTCATACGAATTAAAGTATCCAGTCAAACCTAAGTTACGACCAGATCCTGTGATGAAACGATTCTCTCCACCTATTTTCCAAGAATTTGCGCTCGAGGCGAAATGATTTTTAAGAGCTTCATCGAATTCACGGGCACCACCGGTACCAGTGTATAAAGTAACTTGCTTATTAGCAGTGTCAGTCATTCCGTAGAATAAGTCACCAATAATATTTTTAAGTTTAGTTTCAGTCATTGTAGAATAAGTATCCTTGTTGATTACTTGTTCTAGTAAACCAGGACCTACGATTACAGGTTGACCATTCTCATCTTTCATTTGGGTGTGCCCATTTGAATCATAAGATTTTTGACCATACCAGTAGTACATCTCACACTCTTCTTTGAAGTCAAGCATGTGTAAGTACTCTTCGTAATCCATCCACAATTTAGTTGTAGAACCACCTTTAGTTGGTAAAGAAAATTCAGCTACAAAATCTTTAGCATTACCAGACATGTGGTAAGACTTACGAACTGTAGTTAATTTGTTACGAACTAAACCTGGAGTTTCCCAATTAGAAGCATTCCCACGAGAGAAATCAACTCCTACTGGAGCGTACATTTGCGCGAACAAAGCTCCGGCAGTAATATCTGCTACAGGCATTGCTGCAGTAGCTGCAGGGTTTACTAATTGTAAAGTATATACCCAGTCAGTACCCTTTGATTCAGGTGCTTTCATGATACGAGCTTGTACACCCGATTGAGATACTAATACGTAAGGAAATACAAAGTGCTTATCAGGGAAAGAGACCTCAAAAGTTGATCCTCCTACTCCAATGTTACTGCCTGTGCTAGTTGCTGCTACTGGACGAGTTCTCAATCGTTGTGTTGCCACACGATACTCATACTCTAATCGGTCAATTGACTTAGCGTTACCAACACCTTCAGTTAAGAAAGATAGTGGAAAACGTTTATCATCTTTACCTGATAAATGAGTAATGATTGGAGATAGTTCAGCAGGCTTAGACAACAACGCGTTTGCAAGACTGTTCGAGTCAGTCATTTGCGAATCGTTATAAAACGTTTTTTGAACGCTTATATTTGTTCCATTTGCCATTTTTTATCTATTTTAAAAGTTATATATGCAGTCGTGTTTCCACTAGTTGCCTAAGTTAATAAATCGAGACTTAGTTCATCAAAATCAACGTTTGTCTTTCTTCTGGATGCTTTATCAGCACTCTTAAGAGATTTGCCAGTTCTAGATATTTTGTCTTTAAGTGATTTTGCACTTACTGTTTTAGCTTTAGTATTTATGATTTTATCCAAATCAAATCCTCTATACATGAGGTAGTCCATAGCTAACTTAACATCTAATTCGGCATCTTTATGATCCAAATCTCGTTGTGTTTGACCTTCTTTAGTCACGGGTTTAGAGATATATTCAAAAAATTTCTTTTTATCTCTAGCTGGTAAAGTTATTCCTGCAAGTTCGGTAGACTCATCAATTGTTTTATTTAAATCACCCCAAAACTTTTCTTGCTCTTGGTACGCTTCCTGTTGTTGTGCTTTCTGCTTAACAACTAGTTCTTCTCTTGAACTTGCTTGAACTTTAATTAAAGCGTCTTTTGCTCTTGATGCTTTATCAAACAGTTTACCACTGTCTTCGTAGTCCTCAAGAATTTCATCTATGAATTCCTTATCATGACCTTTAACATTAAAGTATTCTGCTAATACAGTTTTTTGCATTCCAACATCATCTTTAGAGATGCTCAATTCAGTATAGTCATTAGTAGCTCCAAACGTTTCCATAAATTGTTTAGAATTCCCACCAGCCATAGTGTATTCTAAATGTTTTTTAATTATAGGAAACTTTTCAAACAAACCTTCAAGTTGATCTTCAGCCATTTTACCTGCTGCGTCCTTTGTAAGAGCAATTAAGCCTTCACTAGTATCTTCGTAATCTCCTTCAAGGTCGTATCCCAGCTTAGCTAGTATTTCAGAAACAACAGAATCATCCTCAACAGGTTCTTCTTCTTCTTTGTCTTCTTCTACTAGTTTGTCCTCTTCTGGTACAACGTCGTCTTCTTTTGGGTCTTCTATTTCAAGTTCGTCTTGAATTACCTCTTCTACTACTTCTTCTTCAACACTATCTTCTATAGCATCTAACGATACACCTTCTCCTGCAATTACGTCATCAAAGGTTATATCGTCTAATTGTATTTTTCCTGGGTCAGTCATGATATTTGGTTTTTACAAATTTACTAATATAATAGTTAGTTTTACACTTAACTTATATTTTAGAAGCGTGTTTATTATATAACACTTATTCCCCTATATATCTATAGTACACCTTCCCTATT